GCAGCGTCAGATGTGTATAAGAGACAGTAAATATGTTGTTTCCGTTATGAGGCGAGGCATAGAACCTTCTAAGCCAAAGTCCGAGCCTGTTGTTTCTAAACCCATAAACTTAAACGGAATCACAATAGCTTCTGCTAATTATTTGTTTACAAACAAAGACTTCACAGGCGCTATGGAGATCTATAAACAGCACATGGATGATGAAGAGTGGGAAGTCGCCTTTGCTCAGGTCATTATGTGCTACCTTGCTCTCAGCAACGAGAACGAGGAACTCGGCTACTTAGAGGAGCTTCGTGCGTTTGTTGAAAAATATTCAAACCGTACTTCAAAGAATCCCAAAACTCTTGAAGCCCTGCAGCAGTTCTACTCTAAGATCCAGGATTACGAAAATGCTCTCCGTGTTCTGAATGAACTTATGGAGTTATGCGCTCCGAGTGAATTGGGACGTATACTTCATTATACCATAGGAAAAGAACGCTGCTACAGGCTTATGAAAAACTACCGTTCAGCTATCAGCGAAATGCTTGACTGGCTTGATATTGTAAAACGCAATAAAATTAAAGAGCGTTATGCTCAGAGAGACACTCTTGCATATACCGAACTTGCCGAACTGTATTTTGAAGCAGAAGATTATGAAAATGCAGAAAAATATGCCGGTCTGTGTGCCGAAAGTGAACGCAGACAGGCTTTGGTGAAGAAACTTGAAGCCAAGAAAGCTGAATCTGCTGCCGAAAACAACGATGAAACCGACGAAGACAGCTTTGACGATGAAGATGATATGATAAACGAAGCTGTTTCTGAGCCGGAGGAATCGCTCCAGACAGCTTATGAGGAATATAAAGATGCTGACGGTTTCGATGTACTCGATCTGGACGATACGACAGTTATCTCAACGGCTTTCAGCTTTGACGCAGACCACCTTTACTGTCTCCTCGCTTATCTTAACGGTGCATCGGCAGTTTCTGCATCATCTAAGAAAACAAGAACAGATGAAAACGGTGAGACTGTCTATGTCGGACAGACAATCAAGGCGATAGATACAGCAGCTGCTTACGCTTTTAACAGTCCACTCATGGATACGGAGTATCTCAGCACAGAGATACTAGCTGTTTATGAAGAAGTGCAGAAGTATTTACCGTATACGGCACATTCCATGTTTGCAGCTTCTGCTCTGTATGCACTTTTCAACACACCGTCTATTCCCGACTATAGCATCGGTGACTTTGCAGTTGTTATAGAGGACTATGGTCTGGAACAGTATCCTGCACTGCTTCCGCTGATAAATGATCTTGTATCTTTTCGTGAAAACACCGGCTATGGTATGGATTCATTTGCAGGCTATAAAACCAGCACTCGTGTACTTGAATCTATTATTGCAGAAGCACAGGCTTGCTGTGAATCCGTAGATATGCGCAACGATGTATTTGAAAGTCAGGGACAAGTCCGCAGACTTCGTGAATTTATGTTCTCTAACGATGACAGTGAACTCAGGACCTGCCTGAATATCGTTGCCGAAAATGATATTAATAAGTATCAGTATGCAAAAAAAGCGATCACTGATTTGTTTATCCGTTCAGGAAAAACAGCATTGATTGATAACATTGACATTAAAAAAATGGATAAATTCATCGACGGATATTGGGATAAGGCAAGGGACGTTATCCTTGATGAAGGCAGACACATTTCAAGGCCTCATGACAAGATCAAGGGTAGCAAGCGCAACAACGTTGTTATCACAATACGCCGCATACTGTCATGTATCTGTGACTGGCTTTCTGTTGCTGAACATTCGAGCAGTAATGATAATAATTATGTTTCTTCTCACTATGATAAACTTGCACCAAAAGTGATCAGCGAGCTGAATGACATAATCGCTTCCTGCAATTCTATATTGAATAACGGTTTTGATTGGGGTACAGAAAGCATACGCAGAGCCGCTGAGGAAATACTGGCTAAGATGAACGGTACATACAACAATAAGTCAAGGCGCTATTTCTTCATCGACTTCCTCAAAGGTGAAGACGTACTGCTGAATGACAGCTATCTCCCGGAAATGCAGTCTACATTCTGCGGTGTCCCCGGATTCAACATACTTTCACGAATTGAAAGACACGCTTCAAAGTCTCACCCTGAACTCCATGAGCGTTTCACAGAAATACTCAGCAACGATGAATCCAAGCATAATTTCCGTACTGCACGTCTTATCAAAGCTTACGGAGATGATATGGACATTAAGGAGATCACCGAGCATAAGGATCTGGCACAGTACAACGATTGTCTCAAGCAGGCAAGACAACGCTTTGAGACCAAGAGCCAGGACTTCTATGCTGAGCTTGAACTTTGTGAAAGCTATGGTACAATCTCCAATATCAACGGTGAAAAGGATAAGATTTGGTCAATAGCCGATGACTGGTACCGTATCAGCAAGATAACAGGAGATTACGGCTTCTATGTCAGACTTCTTGAAGTGCTGAGGCATGATATATCCGTCAAGGCCGAAAAGAAGGGCGAACAGCTTATGCGCCAGCTTGATGATATTGCAAGCAATCCTAACTACAACTTTGGTGTATTCAGCAAGGAAATGATAGAAGCGAAGATAAACGATCAGAATTTCTCATCGGCTGAATTCATCATGGGCTGTATCCTTCGTGGTGATGTAAACGCTATATCTGACTACTCAGACGAGCCTTTCGGCTATTTTAAGGAATTTATAGACGAATATGCCACCAACTCCCGTGCTGTGCGCGGTGCAGGCCGTGACATAGCTGATACTATTTATGAGTATTCGGGCAAAAAGGATCTTGAAAAGGCTCTGCAAGTTCTGACAAACAACGCCCGTAAAGAGACTAAGGGCGGTGCAAATCTGCTCAAAAACTGGATCCCGAGAGGAGGCCCGGCAAATACGGAACTGCTGTCAAACCTCCTGACTAAGCTGGGATTCAAGCCCGTTTCTATTGATCCCGATGAAAGCATAGATTTTGAAGCATATCATGTATTCTGCCGAAAGCAGATCGGCAAGGTAAACTATGTCCATCACATTCCTGCCTTTGGCTCAAAGAGCGAAACTGAGGGCTTCCGTGTGCTTTGCCTTTATGGAACATACAACTGCGATGCACTTATGGACAAGTTCAGATCGGCAAATTCAACGGCTAAGCACACTCTTGTTCTGTTGGACTTCGCACTGAACATCGAGGAACGCAGAAGGCTTGCAAGAAAGATAAAAGAAGAAAAGTCGTTCTCCAAAACATTCATTGTTATTGACCGTGTTATTCTTTTCTATCTGGCAAAGCATTATGCCGAGAATACTGTTCTGAGAAGACTTCTCGCCGTCACACTGCCGTTTGCTTACTATCAGCCGTTTGTAGAAGCATCAAGACAGGATATGCCACCTGAGCTGTTCACTGGCAGAGAGACCGAACTCACCTCTATCGAATCTCCCGATGGTGCAAACCTCGTATACGGCGGCAGACAGCTCGGAAAGAGCGCTCTGCTGAAAATGGCAAGAAAGAACATTGACAGAAACGCTAACGGAGACAGAGCCGTTTGGATCGAGATCAAGGATATGACAGCGGCAGATGCTCTCAAAGTGGTCTGCGATAAACTGATACTTGAAGATATTCTTGACGCAGACTGCAAGTGTGAAACCTGGAACGAACTTGCAGGACATATCCAAAGACGCTTGATGAGCGATGATCCTAAAAAGCGTATCAACTACCTGCTCCTTATGTTGGACGAAGCCGACACCTTTATCGCAACAAGCGGTGAAACAGAAGATCAGCCGATCACAGCACTGAAAAATCTGCCTTCCGACAGATTCAAGCTGGTTATGGCAGGTCTGCATAATCTCAGCCGTTATAACAGAAAGTCAATGCACATGAATTCAAATCTGATACACCTGACACCGATCACTATAAAGCAGTTCCGCCGTGAAGAAGCCACAAAGCTCCTGACCAGCATACTTGCTTATCTCGGTTTCAAATTCAATCAGAAGATCATTGACAGCATTCTTGCTTCTACATACAATTATCCCGGTCTGATACAGTTCTATTGCCAGAAGCTCCTGGAAGCTATGAAGAACGAAGATTACGCAGGATATAACGAATCCTCCACTCCGACATATGAAGTAACGGAGAGCCACTACAAGAAGGTTCTTTCAGACAAGGCTTTCACCGAGCTTGTAGATCAGAAATTTGAAGCTACGTTATTCACAGAGGAAGAAGGACACAGCAACTACCATATCATAGCACTTATCATAGCATATCTGTACTATGCAGAGCCGAACGATAAAGGCTACACCGAAGCCGATCTGCTGAGAATTGCTGAGGAATACCGCATCAACCGTGTTACTATTCTGAAACCTGAACAGCTGTCTGAAATACTTAATGAAATGTGTGATCTGAATGTTATCACGGTTATGGAAGGAAATTACCGCTTTGCAACGGACGGTTTCCGCAAGTATCTCGGCAATCAGGAACAGGTAGAAAAGAGCATCAGCGAATACTTTGAGGAGGCTGTAACAGTATGACAGGTGAACTCTGGTGGCGCAGGCTTGTCAACTCCGCAAGATTTCTTGATGATCTGAAAGACACGCTGGCTGATGACAAGTCCGTACTGCTCCTATTTGATACAGATATTCCGTGGCTGGATATTATGACGGAAACTCTTGAGCAAAAGCTCGCAGATGCCAATGACAACAGGACATTTGATGTACTTGATGTTTCAAAGGCAGATGATCCCGGGTCTTATCTTATGAAACGCTATTGTAGTAAAGAGGAGCAAAAGAAGTATTGGCCAACAACACACGGCAGTCCTGAAAAGTTTCTTGCGCAGAACAAGGTAACTCCGCTGAACAAACGTTATGTTTGTCTTACGGACATAAAGCCGGACGATGCTTCCAAATGGGCATCTTCTGTTGTCGAGTACCTTGAAAACTGTGAAGATGTACATGAACATGGTGTGTTCATTATTATCTTAGATGGTATGAATGTACCGGGCTCAAAACATCTGACAACTTTCAGGTATAACGATTATGTAACTGACTACGACTGCATGATGCTTTGTCTTACATTGGTTTCTGACCTTAAATGCAGCAGAGCTGAAAAGATGTACTTATGTGAAGTCGCAAGCAACATAGCACACAACAACGTGGAGCTTGCAGCAATGCTCGCATCGAGAAGAACAAACCTGATACAGAATCCTTACAATGTTTCAGCAAAGGTCTTTGAAGAAAACGAGGTAAAGGTCACTAATCTTAAAGAACGAGTGAGAATGGCTGTATGGGAAGCTCAGATAAAACTTGTATTTCCAAAGATTGAAAATTTCCGAGCTGACCTCATCAGGAAGTACGAAAGCAAGATCTCACGCTTTCTTCCAATCAAAAGCTCAAACAATGATGTTGTTGACAAGGCTACTGACTTGGAGATCGGACAACTGTACTTTATCTGCCGTTCACAAAAAATCATCGACTTACCGGAGTTTGAAATGCTGAAAAAAATGCGTGATGCGAGAAATACGCTCGCACATTGGGAAGCGTTATCGTATGACCGACTGACAGAGATTAACTTAATATAAAACCAAAAGCGGAAGTTCAAATCAGAACTTCCGCTTTAACCTTGAATCCAATGGGTTCAAGGTTATTTTCGTAATTGGGCTTATAAATACGGTTATCAAGGCCAAAAGGCTTCTTTTCCGTGATTTTCCTTAGCTCTAACTTCTCGTAATTCTCTTCACACATATACATTTTCGCATCGAAATTGTCAATGTAGTGCAAAGAAATACTTCGGAAATCGCCAGACAAGATACTGTACACCATTCCTGTGTACCGTGGTGAGCAAGCATCATGTAGATTAAGAGCCCGACTTTCTCTTTGTTGTAGTAGCTGTCAGCCGTGACCATTTCAATCCACGCCCTCGTGAAGAGGGCGACTGAAGATGATGAAGAATTAGAAATAGATTGATTATTTCAATCCACGCCCTCGTGAAGAGGGCGACCGAGAGGCTGACAAAAAATCCATCTAAACGTGCAATTTCAATCCACGCCCTCATGAAGAGGGCGACTTTTGCTATTCTACAGCACGCCCCGTACAGTAAGATTTCAATCCACGCCCTCGTGAAGAGGGCGACTTTATGATTGTGATTTTTTTGTTAATTTTCGTAGATTTCAATCCACGCCCTCGTGAAGAGGGCGACGGCAGTTACCGTGATAATGTCGGTGCGCCGATAAATTTCAATCCACGCCCTCGTGAAGAGGGCAACTGATCATCCCAAACACTACAAAGGCAACAAGTACATTTCAATCCACGCCCTCGTGAAGAGGGCGACAAAGTTACAGAAGCATTTGAAATGTTTGTCGATATTTCAATCCACGCCCTCGTGAAGAGGGCGACATAGACGTGTAGCAAATTTCCAGTAAAAAACGCTATTTCAATCCACGCCCTCGTGAAGAGGGCGACTCTGCTTCGGTCTTGTATGCCTCCGAAGCCTTTTTATTTCAATCCACGCCCTCGTGAAGAGGGCGACCGAAATATTCGGACTGGGGAATTTTCCCCTCTCCTATTTCAATCCACGCCCTCATGTAGAGGACGACCATCGCTAAGGTAGCGTTTCACGACCTTAGCGGTAATTTTTAGATTACTATACTGGCTCAGCTACCCCTATAACTCTGCCAACGCATTCGATATCACCGTCTGACGGATATATGTTCTTATATTCTTTGTTGTGGGATACTAAACAGTTATCCCCTGCTTCTTTTATGTAACCTTTTCCGTTCTGAATAAATAAACCTATTTTTCCTTTTGGAATTTCATTGGTTTTCACGATATAAACAATATCTCCGTCTGAATAGGTCGGTTCCATGCTATGACCATCTATTTCAACTGCAAAATCTGCTCTTCGTGCAACTTCATTATCAATTACTCTTAAAGATTTCCATTGATCAGGATCGTCAAGTGAATAGCCGCAACCAGCAGATACTTTATTAACACTAAAATGAGAAAACATAAAAGTGGGTTTTTTAGACTTTGATACTCTATCGTATTCAATGTCAAGAAGTCCATCAACTGCTTTTTTGCCGAAAGCGTCTAAAGATTGATATTTTTTATTATTGGTAATATTCCATAAATTACTTAATGAAATTGGTGTGTTTTCAAAAACATGACTTAATGGTTTAAATGTTGAACAAGTTTCATCAGCAAAAACAGCATAAGAATTGCCTTTGAAACTTTCTATTATAAGATAAAACCTATGACCGTCTTCACAAGAAAATTCAAGTGCTATACCATCGCTTTTTTGGTTGTCAAAACAAATGGTTTTAGTTCCCTCAAAATGCGTTATTTCATAATCGCATATAGGACATTTTATCAAAGCATCATCTTCATCAATTTCGTGAGGAACGAAGTTTAAGGTAATTTTATCGTCGAGTAATGACGAAACAGGACATTTGAAATATTTTGCAATTTTCTTAATCATATCAATGTCCGGCTCTCTGCGACCATTTTCCCACATACCTATTGTACTCTTTGCAACACTAAGTTCTTTTGACAATTGCTCTTGAGTAATATCATTTTTAATTCTTAGGTCTTTAATTTTTGTAGAAATCATAAAAATCACTCCTTGTGAACATAGTATCACGTTTTGTGAAAAATGTCAATAAAAAACTTTGTGTTTTGTGCAAGTCCACGAATTGTGCATAAAACTGTTGACAAGTCTGCAATATGTGATATAATATCCACAGAAGGAAGACAGAAGGAGGTGAAACAATGTCAACTACGATAAAAAAATACAGGTTAAAAAAGGGGCTTACTCAAGAAAATTTGGCTAATTTACTGAATGTCAGTAAGTCTACTATTGGAATGTGGGAAACAGGAGCAAGAAAACCCGATATCATAAAGCTGAAGAAATTAGCTGTAATATTAGACTGTTCAGTTGATTCCTTACTCAGTGAAATATGAGCTCCTAAAAGAAACTATAGCAACAACCGGAGGAGGTGAGGACATGAATCTGAGGCATATAAAAGAAAAAATCGAGGACAAAATGCTTGACCCCGATTTTACAAGTAAAGTATCATTGGCAGTTTCTATTGTGTCTCTTGTCGTTGCCGTACTTGTTCTGTATGTAAAATTAAAATACAGAACCGTATAAAGAAACCAAAGATATGAGCAACGATAAAATTGAAATGAAAATAGCTGCCCAAGAGCGAAAATTTGAAGTCTTGAAATCTGCATAGTCTTCACAAGCAATTGTGCCGCTGTTGGTAATAACAAGCTCAGCTGAACACTGGCGACTACCGTCACGCATAATTTTGATTTGCTTATGCTGTAGAAAACCTTTTTCCAAAAGAATGTCGGATATGTCATTTTTAATGGCAAAACCGTCGCTTTTGTAAAATTGTTTCAAGAGCTTATATTCATCACGGGAGATGTACAATGATTATCGCACCTTTCTATTTTTGTTTTCATTGTATCACAAGCGGAAAGGTTTTGCAACAAACAGGAGGTGAGAGCATGGAAGCCAACATTGAAAGAGAGTGGGAAGAAAAGTACAAGCCTGCTATTCTCCGGCATAAGAAAGTGCCAAAGGAGATAGTAGCCGATTTGCTTGACGTATCAACACAGACGGTTGATGATATGCTTCGCTCGGGTGATTATCATTTTGGTATTGCACGGCATTGTGCAGGCGGTAAATACAAGTATGAGATTCATCCATTGCGATTTATAGCGTGGTACGAAGGAAGGTTACTTTAATAAGGAGGTAAAAATGAAAATATCTAAGATAATTGCCTGTATACTGTCCCTGCTCCTCAGAGCCTGGATAACAGCCTCTGCGGCAGTAATGATGTACATACAGATGTCGGTGCTGGCGTATGCCCAGAGAGGATACAAGGCTATCGGCGGCGAGATGTTACCCGTAGCAATAGTCGCTGTTGCGGTCTGGTACGGGCTGGGATGGCTGATGAAGGTATGGTATAGGGATATGATAGGAGGTGGACATGATGACAGATCTTGAGCAAATCGCCAAAGAAGCCACCTATCACGGCATGACGTATGGCGAGTATGTTGCCTGGAAGGCGAGAGCCACAATTGAGCAACAGCAAAACTACCGCCGGGCAAGGCAGGTGGCGGAACTTAAGAAAAAGAGAGGTAAGAAAAAATGAAGTTTAAAGTTAGCACAACGGTTACTTCCTATAAAGAGGTAATGGCAATTGTTCAGGCACTTGCCGGCGTTGTAAACAATATCAATGTAACAGACTGTGAAGGCGAGGAGGACGAAGACGATGTATAAATGCGAGCGTTGCGACTGGACAGGCTCGTCCTCGGAACTCGGACATTACACCGAGTATCGAGGAGAATGTCACGGCGCACCTGCGTGGGAAACATTACCGTGTTGTCCGGAGTGCGGATATGATGTTGAGAACATCGAAGAAGAGTAAAAAAAAGAGCTCCCGTAAGGGAGCAAAACAAATATTTATGCAAGACCAGTATAACACTGGCAGGAGAAAAAGTCAATATGAGTATCAAAGAAAAACTTACAGCTGAGCTGACAGACGCAAAGCTCGGCAAATACGAAAACGTTGTTAAGCCCTATGTGCTTGACGAAATCTGCATTTTTGCAAAGCAGAACAGCGAATTTGCACAGGCTATAGAGCAGTCGGACAAGTCTTTTGCCGACTGCCTAAAGGCAAGCGTTGCAGGAGCTAAGGAACACATATCCGATCTCGATTGTTACAAGCGTGCTGTAGCGTTTTACTTTCCCGGTGCGGATATAAAATGCACTATGACGCTTGATCTCGGTGACGGCGGATTCAGCAACAGCAAAACTTCCACAGCAGCAGACAGCGGCAAGCTACAGCTTGACCTTGACAGCCTGCTCGACTTCTGAGGTGCGGTAATATGAAAAAAGAACGTAAGGAACTTCTTATGCACAGCTTTCCGGCCGCTACAGCAGATCAGATGAGCAAAATGGAAGGCAAGGGAGCGGCAAACTACATAATATTTCTGACACGTGGTGCGGAATTGTTCGCAAGAGGGTATCACAGATATTCTAACGGTTATATCGTCGAGCGACAGCGCTATGTGTTTGCAAAAGACGGAGCAGTAAGATACGGTAGCGAAGACGGTAAGCGGTGGGACATTCGCTCAGAGTTTCGTGAGCCGGTCTTCTGCTCAGCTTCATACGGGTATAGCTTCAACAACTCGTATAAAATCATCAACGAAAAGGCGATAAGCCGGTCGGATATGCGATACAGTCAGTACGATAAGTATGCGGGAGATCTGCTGATGTGCTATCTGGACCTGTACTGTAAGCATCCGAATCTCGAATATTTGCTGAAGCAAGGTTATGACCTGATTCAAAAAAATTATACAGGCTTTTGGGGCAATACGGCAAAACTTACATTGCCAAGTTATATTAACTGGAAAAGTAATAATCTTCTTGAAATGCTCGGCCTTACAAAATCCGAGTTCAAAGCTCTCAAAGGGCAGGAACACTTATACGGCGCTTACAGGATAAATAAGGAGCATTTTCCAAAAGTGACACCGGAAGACCTGATACTTATATCTAAAGTCTTTGACTATGAATACGGAACGCTGAAACGCTTTTTAGACGCAACCGGCGCAACGCCGCAAAGAATAACAAGGTATATCGAAGAAAACGGCATATTTACAAGAGATTACAGCGATTATCTTGACCAGTGCAAGCGGCTGAAATACAACACTAAAGATACTGCGATATGCTTTCCGCATAATTTTGAGGCAATGCACGAAAGGCTGTCGGTAACTATCAAGTATCAGCACAATAAAGCGGTAAGAGCGGAGTTTGCGAAACATATCGAGGAACGCAAACAGCTTGAGTTTTCTGACGGTAATCTGATGATAGTACAGCCAAAGCAGCTGTCGGATATAGCTTACGAAGGTAAAGCTTTAAGCCATTGCGTCGGCGGATATGCCGAAAGGCACGCAAAAGGCGCTCTGAGTATAATGTTCATCCGTAAAAAATCCGAGCCGGACAAGCCGTACTATACAATGGAAGTCTCAGCGGACGGAAAAATCGTACAGGTCAGAGGAAAACGAAACATAGCACCGGGCGAGGACGTAGATACGCTGATCAAAGATTACATGGCGTATCTTGAAAAGATTTTCAGCGATAAAAGGAGGAAAACAGCATGATAATTCCCGGACTTCGCACACCGCCTGCGGATACAGAAAAGGCGGTAACAGACGATTATGTCAAGGCAGTAAATCTTAACTACCACATCAAAGCGGCGGCACAGCTAGCACAGCAGAGCTTGTATGAGATGTGCAAGGGCTTTAAAGAAATGAGGGACAGCAAGCTCTATAAGGAACTGGGGTATAACACATTCGAGGATTACTGCGAAAAGGAAACAGGAATCAAACGCAGACAGGTTTATCGTTATATAAAAGTAATAGAGAAATTGCCGTCTGATTTTGTGTCCCCGGGGAGACAAATAGGAGTTAAGAAACTCTATCTTTTATCTTCCCTTTCTGAAGAAGAACGTACAGAAATAACCGAGAACACCGACCTTGAAAACACCTCCGTCCGTGAGCTTGAACAGCAGATAAGGCAGATAAGAGCGGAAAAGGACAAGGCGGTAGCCGATAAGTCGGCCGCAGAAGCCGAAGCATCCGCCGCCGCTCAGCAGGCAAAATCACTCGAAAAAGCAAAGAACACATTGTCACAGCAGATAGCGGCGCTCGAAGCCGAGATAAAGGAACTTGAAAACCGTCCGATAGATGTGGAAGTGGCACTTCCGGACGGTGCCGTTGACAAGGACACCTTTAAGAATATCTGCAAGACATACGAGGAGCAAATCGACAAGGTGCAGGAGGACGCATTACAGGATACTATCCGCTTAAACCGTGAGCATACGGAGCAAATGAACAGCCTTAAAGCTGAGAATGAAAAGAAACTTGAAGAGCTCCGCAGTCAGCTTGAAGCCGCTAAGCGTGAGCAGTCGGAACTTACGGTGACAGTACCCGACAGCAAGGAAACGTTTAAAGCGTATCTTGCCACTGCCATTGATGCGGCAAAGCGGCTCTGCGAGTTTATCGGCAATAATTCCGCAGACAGTAATCACGATCTGTTTGTCAGCAAAGCAAAGCAGTTTTTTGAGAAAATGACGGAGGAAATCGTATGAGCAGTACATTATATGATATAACCGGCAGGTTTGCCGAACTTTTCGATGCGTTTGACGCTATAAATGACTACGAACCGGACACCAATGCTGACGGTGAGTATATAGACGATGACGGCGAGGTCATTGCTGACCTTGAAGCATACAAGGCCGATATGCTGACGATGTGGTTTGACACTCTCGAAGGCATCGAGGGTGAGTTCAGTGAAAAGGCCGAAAACGTCGCCTGCTTCATAAAATCCCTTGAGCGTGAGGCAGACAGCCACGAGCTTGAAGCTAAGGAACAGACGGCAAGAGCAAAGACAAAGCGCAAAAAGGCAGAGTTTCTGAAAAAGCGTCTGTTACAGGATATGCAGGCAATGAGACTGAAAAAGGTCGATATGCCGAGAGCAAAAATAACGTTCTCAGAGGGACGTGACAGTGTGGTTGTTGACGATGAGCGGCAGTTTATTGACTATGCCGAAACATTCAACGAATCGCTGATAAAGTATAGCAAACCGACCATATGCAAGTCAGAGGTCAAGAAGCTGCTCGACAGCGGAGAAAAGCTCCCTGCCGTACATCTTGAGAAAAAGCCGTATATAACGATAAAGTGAGGTAGCTATGAGCAATATATTTACACCCGTAACAAGAAAGAAATCAAAGGCGAGAATTGCGGTCATGGGACCGTCGGGAAGCGGTAAAACGCTTTCGTCGCTCTATCTCGCAAAAGGCATAACGGGCAACTGGGGCAAGGTTGCCCTTATAGATACAGAACACGAGCGTGGCAGATTCTATGCCGATCGTCACGATCTCGGCACGGGAGAATTTCTCTACGCCCCGCTTACACCGCCGTATTCGCCCGAAAAGTACATAGAGTACGTCAGACAGGCGGCTGAGGCGGTCGGGGAGGACGGCGTAATAATAGTGGACAGCTTTTCACACGCATGGGATAACGAGGGCGGAGTGCTTGACATCAAATCACAGATAGCACAGCGTCAGGGAAAGAACGATTATACCGCATGGGACGAGGCAGGAAAGATACAGAACAATCTTGTCAATACCATACTGTCGGTCAACTGCCACACAATCATTACACTGCGTACCAAGATGGGCTATGCTATGGAAATCAACGACAGGGGCAAGACCGTTCCTGTCAAGATAGGACTTGCGCCGGTGCAGCGTGATAACACCGAGTATGAATTTGACATAGCATTTCAGATAAACCGTGAGCATATCGCAAGTCTTTCAAAAGACACAACATTCCTCGATAAGTGGTCGGGTGTTATCACCGAAGATTTAGGTGCTCAGCTCGGCGCATGGCTCAGCGAGGGTGCAGAGCCCGACAGATGTGAAGAATGCGGCGCCGTCATTATGCCGACACCTAAGCATACGGTAGCGGAAATGGTTGAAAGCTCGGTTGCAAAATTCGGCAGAAAGCTGTGCATAGCGTGTGCAAAGAAGGAGGTCGAAAAGCAGAATGCCGCTAAGACCGTATCAGAGTGAGCTTGTCGAGCAGACAAGGCAGGCGTGGCGTGAGGGTTATCACGCTCCCTGCATTGTTCTCGGGTGCGGCGGCGGTAAGTCGGTGATAGTAGCAGAGATAGCACGGCGGACTACATTCAACGGGAAAAAGGTGTTATTTCTTGTACACAGGCAGGAGCTTGTTCAGCAGATAATAAGGACGTTCATACGCTGGGGCGTTGATATGAACTACTGTGACGTGATGATGGTGCAGACCGCAGCACGACGGATAAAAAAACTGTCAAAGCCTGCGCTTATCATTACAGACGAAAATCACCACAGCCTTGCGCTGTCGTACAAGAAAATCTATGATGCTTTCCCCGATGTGCTTCGTGTGGGGGTAACGGCAACGCCTGTCCGCCTGAACGGTGACGGTCTGGGTGATGTCAACGACAAGCTGATAATCGGGCCGTCTACCAAATGGCTTATTGATCACAACTGTCTTGCACCGTATGACTACTATGCACCGTCCGTAGCCGACTTATCGGGGCTTCATATCAAAATGGGCGAGTTTGTTACGGCAGACGTTGAAAAGGCAATGATCAAAAAGGCTGTATTTGGTGATGTTATCGGATACTACAGACAGCTTGCAGACGGTAAGAAAGCCGTCTGCTACTGCTCAAGCGTTAAGCACTCGCTCGCTACCGCCGAAGCGTTCCGAGAAGCAGGCATAAACGCCGTACACATTGACGGTACAACTCCCGATGCAGAGCGTAATCGTATTATTTCGGATTTCAGAGCAGGACGGATAACGATACTTTGCAATGTCGATTTAATATCGGAGGGCTTTGACGTTCCCGACTGCGAATGTGCGATATTGCTCCGTCCCACTCAATCTCTTACGCTGTACATTCAGCAGTCAATGAGATGTATGCGCTATCGACCGGGCAAGCGTGCGATAATTCTTGATCATGTCGGCAATTACGCACGCTTCGGAATGCCCGATGATGACCGCCTGTGGTCGCTTGAAAAGCGCAAGCGCAACATAAAGAAAGAAGCTGCGGAGAATGCCGAAAAGGTGAAACAGTGTCCCGAATGTTACTATACATTCGGAGCGCCGCCACCCGGTCAGCCCTGTATCTGCCCTCACTGCGGATATGTTTTCCCGGTAAAGAGCCGGGATATAGAAACAAGCGAAAGCACCGAGCTTATTCATATCGAGGGCTTCAGGCTGGATTTCAGCAGTCCCGATGATTGTTCGTCCTATTCCGATCTGCTTGCATACGCAAAGAAGAAAGGGTATCAGAGGGGCTGGGCGTTTTACGAAGCAAGAAAGAGAGGTTTTATCTATTGACAGAAGAACACAGTATTCAGAATGCTGTCAGACGTGCGCTGTCCGAGAACGGTTGTGTGATATTCCGCATTAACGTCGGCAAGGGCAGAACATTTGACGGCAGATATTTCGACACGGGCGTACCGGTCGGATTTTCAGACCTGTTCGGCGTAAGGCAGTCGGACGGAAAGGCAATATTCATAGAGGTAAAGACAAAAACGGGACGTATTCGCCCCGAACAGAAGAATTTTATTGAAAAAATGCGTCGTTCGGGTGCTGTTGCAGGTATATGCAGAAGCACAGAAGACGCAATAAGACTTATAACGGAGGATAAATAATATGGCATTTTCACAGAACAATTCAGCGGCTACGAGTGCGCTCAAGCCCGAAGGCAGATATGAAACGATAATCACAAGCGTAGACGAGAAAACATATAAGAGCGGCAGTACATCGCTGAGCTTCAGACTGACGATAAGGAATGATATTCCGGAGCAGAAATACGGCAACGCCTGCCTGTTTTATCAGATATGGAAGGCTAAAGAACCTACAAAGGAAGACCTTGCGGTAAACGGTTATACGTTCGGCAGACTTATGGCAGTAGGCAAGGCCGCAAAGCTCACTGACGGCAAGGAATACAAGGATCTTGCGGAATACTGCGACGATCTTGTCGGCAAGTGTGTGATAGCTGTAGTAAAGCACGAAACGGACGATAAGGGCACCACAAGAGAAAAAGTAAGCTATCTTGAACCGACACAGCACCCCGACTGCAAGCATAAGTTCAAGACCGCCGTGACCGCCGATACCGTATCAGCGCCGAAAAACGAGAGCTTTGCGGCAACCGCAACAACGGAAGCCGCTATGGAAGATGACGGCGACTATCCGTTCTGATGGGGGAAATAATGTACGAATATATTCCCAATGAGCTTAAAAAGCTCTCAAACTGGGTGTGCTGGCAGGCTGTACCCGATGAGGCAGGCGGTAAGATAAAAAAACTTCCGATCAATCCTCATACGGGCGAACTTGCCCGCTCCAACGATCCGTCCACATGGTCGGATTTCAATACGGCTGTAGCGGCTTCGGCAGGTTTTGCAGGTGTCGGATTCATGTTCGGAAACTGCGAGTATTTCGGTGTGGATATTGACGGAGTGGGTGACGAGATAGCCGCATTCAAAACCGGCGAAAACAACATTATCACCGAATTTATAACAACACTCCAGTCATATACCGAGCTGTCGCAGTCCGGCAAAGGCATTCACATAATCTGCAAAGGAAACCTGCCGAAGCAGGGACGCAGACGAGGCAATGTCGAAATGTACGAAACAGGCAGATTTTTCGTTATGACGGGCAATCCGTGCGCCGAATATATGGATATAAACGAATGCACAGAGGCTATCAAGGCATTGCACGAAAAGTACATAGGCGGAGGGCGTGAGCCTTCCGCTGTACCCCGTGCTTATGTGCCGGCACTTCCGGCAACCGCAAATGATATTATAACTCTCGCCGGAAAAGCAAAGAACGCACCACGCTTCAATGCGCTTATGCAGGGCGATTATTCAGGATATGTGTCACAGTCTGAGGCTGATATGGCGCTTTGTAATATGCTTGCGTTCTGGTGCAGGTGTGATGCGGATATGATGGACTGTATATACAGACAGTCGGGGCTTATGCGTGAGAAATGGGACAGACGGCAGTCGGGCAGTACCTACGGTGCAATAACGATACAAAAAGCCATAGCCGACTGTGAGAAGGTATACGAACCGGCACAGAAATCACCGCAGTTTACGGCAAGGTTCACAGGTGAAAGCTCTGTTGTACACGCAAAGCTCGATACAGCACAGGACGAGCCTGTAAAGCTGTACACATTTGACGATACAGGGAACGCAGAACGGCTTATAGACTTATTCGGCAGTGAGATCCGCTACAGTTATACAGACAAGCGCTGGCTGTATTATGACGGCAGGAAGTGGTGCTACGACAACAGCGGAACAATAGAGCGCATAGCCGATAAGGCTGTACTTGCGATGAAGGCAGAGGCTAAGGCATATGAGCAGATGGACGCTGAGGACGGCGGAGATATGGCAAAGAGCTTTGAAAAACACCTGAAATCAAGCCGAAGCAACAAGTCAAAATCGGCAATGCTTAAAGAAGCACAGCACCACGTTCCAATCGTGCCGACACAGATGGATAAGTACAAGATGGTGCTTAATACTCCGAGCGGTGTTCTTGACCTGAAAAGCGGTACGCTGAGTGAGCATAAGCCGGAAGCATACTTCACCCGTATCACGTCGGCAGAGTACACGAGCAACGCCGACTGTCCGCAGTGGCTGAAATTTCTTGACGAGATATTCGGCGGCGACAAGGACCTTATACGATATGTTCAGAAGGCGGTCGGCTATTCGCTGACAGGCTCAACGGCGGAGCAGTGCGTATTCTTCTTGTTCGGCACGGGCAGAAACGGTAAATCAACGTTTCTTGATATTATCCGTGCAATTATGGGCGACTACGCAAGCAATATCCAGCCGGAAACAATAATGGTACGCAGTAATCAGAGCAGTGCCATAAACAGCGATATAGCACGTCTTAAAGGCGCAAGGTTTGTTACGTCTGTAGAGCCTAACGAGGGCGTGCGTATCAACGAGGGTCTGCTGAAGCAGCTTACAGGCGATGATATAGTTACTGCCCGCAAGCTGTACGGCGATGAGTTTGAGTTCAAGCCCGAATTCAAACTGTGGATGGCAACTAATCATAAGCCGATAATCAGAGGTACAGACACAGGTATCTGGCGCAGAGTGCATATGATACCGTTCACTGTACAGATACCCGAAGAAAAGAAAGACCCACGTCTTAAATATAAGCTGTGCCGTGAGCTGCCCGCTATCTTCCGCTGGGCAGTAGAGGGGTGCGTACTGTATCAGGCTGAGGGGCTGCATATGCCGAAGGCGGTAGTCGCTATGGTCAAGGAGTACCGCAGAGAGATGGATGTTATCTCCGCTTTTGTCGAGGACAGGTGTACAGAGGGCAAGGACTGCTATGCGCAGGCTAACGTGCTTTATGCGGCGTATGCGCAGTGGTGCGATGACAATAACGAGTATAAGATGTCAAATACGAAGTTTGGTGTTGAATTGTCGAAAAAGTATCCTAAGGTGCAAGCAAAAAACGGTAATTGTTACATCGGAATAGCTATAAGCTGAAAGGAGGGTGAAGGGTGGTGAAGGGTTTAAGGGTTTTTCTAACCTTTCATACGGAAAATGAAAAAAATAAATATATATAAAAGGTATTGGAAAACGGGCAAAACCCTTCACCACCTTACACCGAATGATTATGAAGAAGATAAATTTCAATGATCCGGCAACATTTGAAAAGCTGGAGCATATGGCATACGAAAACACGCTTGATTATACCGACTTTCCGCCTGCCGAGTATAAATACTTTGATAAGCTGTCACAGCTCGGCAGTATCTACCGCAGCGGTCAGCTTCCGAAGGGACTTTGCAAAGAGCGTAAGGACGCATATCTTTGTGATTATCGCAAGGACGCAGACAAAACAAGGAAAAATCACGAGGCAGAGGTCGGATACCAGGAGAATATACGAAGGTCGGACGAGCTGAGATGTGAGATCAACAGCACAAGAAATCACGATGTCAAGCTGATGCTTGCGCTGAGGTGTATCGAGCTGATGACCGGCGAGGAAGGATTTGAAAGGAGAAATTTAAATGATTAAACATTACTGCGAAATATGCGGCGAAGAGATCGCAGGTATACGGATTATGGAGGTATAGAGGATGGAAAAGTTTGATAAGCTGAACATCGAAACGCTTGGTAAAATTATTGATCAGTTTTTGACCGAAAACGAAGTAAATATGCTGATAACGCTTCCGAAAGGATCTTTAGATGCGCAGATACAAGAAAATATAAAACTTGGAAGCGTAGTACGGTTTTATATTTTTCTGAACTGCATAAAGCCGATAGTTGAAGAATTTGCAAAAGAAGCAGAAATCGACAAAACGTCTGCGGAATGGGAAGGAATTGTCGATACATATCTTGCTATGATCAAGAAAGAAATAATTGAAGGAGGAAAAATATGAGTGAATGGATAAGCGTGGAAGATAGACTTCCTGAAAAACAGTCGTGGAATCACATCGCCATCCTTGACACAAAAACAGGCAGAATCAGTGTAGAGCAAGACTTATATGCTATTGAAACGGCCGAAAAATTTAAGCAGAAAAAAGGGTTTTGCAAAGATGGAAGATTTAACGGTCGTGAAGTCGTCATTGCTTGGATGCCGTTTCCTAAACCGCCGATAAGTAAGCAGGTAACGAGTAGTAAACGCAAACCCGCAACTGAAACCTGCTTGTTTTGTGGGCAAGTAATACCAAAGTGGATAAAGTGGGAGGACAAGCTTCCGCCGGATCAGGAAGAGGTGTTAGTATGCACTGTGTCACAAAAAGGAATACGAAACATCGATAAAGGATATTGGTCTATCGATCATTTTATCCATAGAGGACGTGCACGGGTTACTCATTGGATGCCGCTTCCAGAAGCGCCTAAGGAGGAAACATGAAAGCCTGGATTGTAAACGAAAAATATGAAACAGCTTCTGCAGTTGTTTTCGCCGAAACACGAGGTAAAGCAAAAGCGCTCGCATTATGCACAAGCAGCTGTGAGGACGCAAATTTCTGTGATATTGAAGTCAGCCGAGCACCTGAAATGGACAAGTATTACGCTGAGGGAAAAACAGAAATGGACTGGTCAGATCCGAAAGACAGAATTGCATTGGTGAAAGAATGCGGATTTTACTGTAGACATCCAATAGCAGAAGAGTGCAAAGACTGTCCTGCAAAAGATTTTTGCGATGAGGCAGTTCAGAAAGAGGAGGAAACGGAATGACATTATCAGATTTAGAAAAATACCGTGCAAATTGTGAGCTGCTTGAATGTATAGACAGGCAACTCGGCAAGAAAAAAGTGCTGATAAGTACTCAGGGTTCAGCGGGACCGCCGGCATATCAGCTTGTGACAAAAAAAGACGAAGGTTATATACACGGGCTTGGTACTGTATCGCTTCTTAATGAGAAAAGCCGTATAGAAGCCGAAAACGAGAAAATATGTGCTTTTATAGACGCAATACCGGTCAGAAGATTTCACAAGGCGCTGAAGCTGTATTGCATAGGCTGTGGATCTAAGACGTTTACATGGGACGAGGTTGCAGGTATGTGTGATGAAACGAGCGGAGAATCATTACGCAAGGCATTAGACAGATATTTCAAAGAATTGTCCGCTGATGTCCGTTAATGTCCGCCAATGTCCGCCGTTGTCCTATTGATGTCCGAAATCAAGTGTGCTAAAATTAGAATGGGAAAACTACAATAATAAGTTTTCCTCCTGAAGCCCGGCACAACGGTGTCGGGTATTCTTATACCCAA